GCAGAATGAATTCAAATGATTTGAAAGAATACGTTCGAGAACTAAACAAACGAGAACTACTTGAACACGAACAGCGTAGACTAGAGGCTATAAATAAAATACAAGCGTTAAGAAAACGGATCAAGGAAGAACAAAATGCCAGAAATGTTATATCTCAGTGAATATGTAGAGGGCAAGAGAACTGCACAGGTTCTACAAAATCTCACTACTAAGAAATATCTAGTCTATTGTTTTTGTTGCGGACACGAAGCAGAAAGTGATGCATTTGACATTGAATCAGATGCAGAAGATTGGGCAGAAGATTGGGTCCAAAAACAAGTTGAATTACCTGCTTTAGAGGAATTAGCAGGTCCAGAAGGTTGTGGCTGTAATGGATAATAATTTATTAAGCCAGGCTGGTATTAGTGCCAATATTGCCTATTATGAAGCATTGGTGCAGGGTTCAAAAGAAGAATGGCAGCAGTATCTTGAGCATTTACAATACTGGTTGGATCAATTAGAATTACATCAAACCGCAGTGACTCGTGGTTTGTGACTGGGCTAGGAGCGTCACGGTTCCTTTTCTCAACATTCCGGTGGGTAATGTGCCCGAAACCCACCAACTTAATTAACATATTGAGGAGAACAATATGAAATATCTTTTAATAATACCAATAATTTTTATCACAGGCTGTGCAACACCACCTCGTTGGCTAGCCGCTCATTATGACAGTATGGATCGATGTCAAGTCCAAAATTGGCAACAGGTGCAGCCTAAATACTGTGGTTCTTCGGCAGGCAGAACCACAATCTATTCTACTCCACAGGGACAACCTCTAGGAGCCCCAATTGGCTACACGCAAAGTCGTTAAACAACAATGGCATATTGTCTGTGGTTCAATGGAAATAGAAGAACTTACAAGATATAAAAAACTAAAAGAGTGGTCGCCCCGTAACGATAGGCACGCTTTGTTTATGACTATCAAACATCCTAATAGTCGTTTTTATCGAGGTGGTTGGGGCCCTGAACTACTGCATTTTGTTGACGACGGTATCTACAGAGGCCCAGTAGGCAAGATATTCTGTTCATATGACAGATATAAAACAATTGCCACGTGGTTCCTAACCACAATGTTTCAGCCATAATTAACCCTGTCTTTATTCAGTCTGCTAAATAAACATATGCCCAGATCAGGACCTCGCCCACACGTTTGGAAAGTTCAAGGTGCTCTTAATCACGAGCAGTATTGCGCTTGGCTACAGATGCGAGCGCAGGCAATGTATCGTAAAGAAATATTTGCTCTGTCATTCGAACAGTTCCAAATATTATGGAGAGAACACTGGGATATGAAAGGCAGAGGCAGCGATAATTACTGCCTAACCAGGGAAGATCCTGCAGGTGCGTGGATTTGGGGCAATGTTGTGTGTATGCCTCGTATTGAACATCTACGCCGTCAGAAACTTTTTAAAATAGAGAGAAAAAAATGGCACAAAGAATAATCAAATACATACCTAAAAACACCGCCGCTGGCACTGAATACAGAGAAATAGACGAAGATGACAAAAATTGGATTCTACAACAATGTATTCGAGCACTATCAATTATGGCTGAATATGACAAAACGTCATCTGATAACTTTGATGATATATGGATTAGAGATCAATGGTGGCATAAAAAGCGTAAAGATTTACACAAAGGCAAAAATGGACAAAACTCACCCTGTTCTGTAATAGGCGGCATAGTGAATAATATAATGTTTAAAGAACCTCAACAGCGTGATTTTAGTAATAAACAAATGACAGACATTGAAAATATCTTTAATGCTATGGCTCACTTTAGAGATGATATACAACCAGTTAGATTTCAGATTGGTTTTGGTGCTTAAATACCATATGGATGATGATATGTTTAACACCGGATGGGATCCGCATACTGCCCTACTGATGTGTGAACAGAACATACAGCAATGTGCTATAGCCATTAATAACGGCACAGAAGTAATGAAAGATTTAGCCTTTAAGTATAATCATCAACAAGAAGTCATAGAGCAATTAACACTACAGAACAGCAGACTACAAAAATCTGTAGAAAGTCTAAGACATCAAATGATACTGCAAGATACCCAGATACAACTACTGTCTGCCAAATCACAACAACAAAGCCAATAACTCCCTGGGATTCATACTGATGCAATAAATATTGGTATGAATGAAATACACGACAGCGGAGCCGTCTCTCTAAAGCCTAGTAAAAAACAACTTACAGAAGGAACAGTTCTTGGATTTCCTATTGGCAGAGACAAAAAGATAGTGCCTCCCGATGAGGTGCAAAAACTAGCAGCCTTAGGATGCTCTAACCGCGATATTGCCAACTTCTTTGGTATTGAAGAATCTAATGTCTCCCGACATTTTGCCGCCTTTATTATAAAAGGGCGTGAGGAACTAAAGATTACTCTACGCAGGGCAATGCTGGACAATGCCTGCAGAAATATGAATGCCGCTGTGCAAATTTTTCTTGCGAAGAATATATTAGGGATGAGCGACACTCCTGTTAACAGTGACGAAAAACAACCATTACCTTGGTCCGACGAATAATGTGGTTTCCTCTGATTATCTTTATGATTATAGGCATTACTATTGAAGCCATATTAAGGGGTTTCTAATGCCATTAAGTCAAGCACAGGAAACTATTGCTAACGATCCTACTAGATTCCGTGTGGTAGTAGCGGGTCGCCGTTTTGGCAAAACTCATCTAGCCATCCGTGAACTTTGTTATCACGCTCGTCAACCCAACCGTGAAGTATGGTATGTGGCTCCCAGTTATAAAATGGCAAAACAAATTGTGTGGCGTAAACTTAAGAATAAACTTTCTGATATTAACTGGGTGCAGAAACACAACGAAACAGAACTTACGTTGACACTTAAGAATGGCTCTACTATCAGTCTCAAAGGTGCTGATAATTATGACAGCCTTCGTGGTGTTGGACTTGACTTTATATGCCTAGATGAATTTGCTGACATTGATCCAGAAGCGTGGTATGAAACACTTCGTCCTACTCTGTCTGACAAGCAGGGCAAGGCACTATTCATCGGCACACCAAAGGGCATTGGCAACTGGGCTTATGAAATATATCAGAATAGTCTAGATAATGATAGTTGGAAGAGTTACACATTTACTACCATTGAAGGTGGCAATGTTCCGCAAGAAGAAATTGAATCTGCCAAGCGTGATTTAGATGAACGCACATTTCGCCAAGAGTATATGGCTACTTTTGAAACATTTTCAGGTAGAATATACTATGCGTTTGATAGACAGGCAAATACTCGTAAATACATTGGCAACACTCCTGATGTTATCTATGTGGGACTCGATTTTAACATAGATCCAATGAGTGCTGTGGTTGCAACACGGGCTGGAGATACCTTACATATCATAGATGAAGTGAGAATGTTTTCATCTAACACTTTAGAAATGGTGTTAGAAATAAAACAACGCTTCCCCAAATCCAAAGTCTGGGTTTACCCTGATCCTGCCGGCAATCAAAGAAAAACCAGTGCTGGCGGACAGACTGATGTTACTATCTTGTCTAACGCAGGCTTTGTAGTAAAATGTCCTAGAGTTCACACACCAGTGCGTGATAGGATTAATGCAGTGAATAGTCGTTTGTGCGATACGATAGGTATTAGACGCTTGTTTATAGAACCTAAATGTAAATATACTATTGAAGGACTTGAACGTCAAACATATAAAGAAGGTAGTAGCCAGCCTGACAAAGAAAGTGGCTACGATCATATGAATGACGCACTTGGTTATATGATTGATTATCTGTTCCCCGTGCGTAGAGATATAGATCCAGACTTGCTGAAACCACAAAGATGGGGACACGTTCTGGCAACAAATTGAGGATACATTAAATGAATGTCATTGAAACCCTGTCAGACGAACTTAAGAGATTATTAACAGGTAATTCGCTTTATCAAAATTATTATGATCAATGGCAATATCTGCTAGAATCATACATCGGTGGCGAAGAATATCGACAAGCAGGACATCTGCATCGTTATCAACTTGAAACCGACGCTGAATATGCTGCCAGACTTAGAACAACACCTTTAGAAAATCACTGCCAGAGCGTAATATCAGTTTACAATAGTTTTCTATTCCGTGAAGGACCCGATAGAGATTTTACCAACAATGGTGTGAGTTTTGAACTTGAAATGTTCCTGCGTGATGCTGATATGGATGGACGCAGTCTCAATATGTTTTTCAAGGAAGTCTCAACCTGGGCTTCGGTGTTTGGACATTGCTGGATTATAGTTACCAAGCCAAATATTGGCGCTGTAACTCTAGCAGAAGAACAAGCATCAGGTATTCGTCCATATGTTTCCTATCTAACTCCTATGGTAGTATTAGACTGGAGTTATCGTCGTAAAGCCAATGGAAAAGTAGAATTAGATTATATTCGTTATGTTGAAGATGTTACAGGCGATTTAAGAACATTAAAAGAGTGGACTTCTAGTGAAATCAGAACAACTACTCTTGACACCAGCAAAGATATTATCACAGAAGAAATTATAGAAATTAATCAATTAGGTAAAATCCCTGCTGTCTGTGTTTACAATGGTAGAAGCATTATACGTGGCTTTGGTGTCAGTGATATTGCTGACATTGCTGATGCACAGAAGTTTATATACAATGCTACTAGTGAAGTTGAACAAAGTATTAGATTAGACAGCCATCCAAGTCTTGTTAAGACACCTGAAACGCAGGCAGGCATTGGTGCTGGTTCAATGATTCATATGCCGGAGAACTTAGATCCAGGCTTGAAACCATATCTATTAGAGTTTGGCGGCGCTAGTGTTGAGAGTATCTATTCAGCAATAAAACACACAATTGAAGCCATTGATAAAATGGCAAACATTGGGGCTGTTAGAGCAACCCAAAGTATTTCAATGAGTGGTGTAGCGATGGAGACAGAATTCCAATTACTAAATGCCCGCCTCTCTGAAAAGGCTGATAATCTTGAACTTGCCGAAGAGCAAATGTGGGAACTATTTTTTCAATATCAAGGCAGTCAGTGGATGGGTAAAATTGAATATCCAAATAGTTTTAACATTCGAGACAAGTCTGGTGAAATTACACAACTACAAACTGCCAAGAATACTGCCACAGATCCTATTGTAATCCGCAAAATTGATGAGCATATTCTAGAGTGGATGGGTGAAGAAAAAGAACTACTAGCCTATCAAGATATTAATCCTATTCCGGATAGAACCTACGCAGATGGTGAGGCTATTCCTCAATCATTACCACCTGCATATATGCCCGCTGAAGAAAGCGGGACCCAGGATCAATGGTGCCAGAACTGTGAATATTATAAATCAACTGAAGGATATTGTATTAAGTTTGATGCTAACGTTCGTCCTCTATTCTGGTGTGCTAAATGGGAACCACAAAGTTAAAATATTCGGAAATACCAGCAGTAAGAAATTATTTGCTGGAACAACAAGAATATCGTTGTGCTCTGTGCAAGGATATCATTGAAGACGGCAAAGCAGTATTGGACCACGATCATAGATCCGGAGTTATAAGAAGAGTTCTACACAGAGGCTGTAATTCAATGTTGGGCAAGATAGAAAACAATATGGCCCGAAGTGAAATAGATTTACTTAGACTAATGAAGTTTGCTGAAAATCTAAATGATTATATTACTAACAATACCACAGACTGGATTCATCCAACATACAAAACACCAGAGGAGCGTAAAATGAAAGCATACAAGAAAAAGAAAAAACCAGTTAAGCCAGGCAAAGGCAAATACTAATATGCCAATACATAAAGCCAATGGACCTAAGGGCGGTAAAGGTTGGCAATATGGTAACAGCGGTAAAGTCTATCCTACCAAGGCTCAGGCCGTTAAACAAATGGTTGCTATCAAAATCAGCCAGGGAAAGATTAAACCCAAGAAAAAGCGTTAACATAACCAATAAATACACCATATACTCCAGAGTTTAATAAATAAAACTATTAAACACTCTAAAGGAGGCGATGCACAATGTCAGACAATACATTGGTTCAAGATATGGCAACTGATGCCGCAAGCACCACAGACGCTGAAAATCAGGCACAAGCGACTAAGACATATTCTCAAAAGGAAGTGGATGATATGATGGCAAGGATGAAAACATCCTTAAAGTCTAAACTTCTTAAACCCTATGAGGAACTGGGCGATCCAGAAGAACTACGTCAACTTAAACTTGAAGCCGAACAAAAGCGTCAACAAGAACAGATGAAACGTGGTGAATTTGAAAAAACCCTACAAGAATTAGCCGCTAAAAAAGATGCTGAAATCTCTAAACGAGATGCTGTCATCAAAGAATATAAGATTAATACACCTTTAATATCTGCGGCAGCAAAATATAATGCTGTGAATGCAGATCAAGTAAAGGCACTATTATCGTCTAATATTCGACTTGGTGAAAGCGGTGAAGTTGAAGTAGTAGATAGCAAGGGCTCAGTTCGTTATTCAGACAAAGGTGAACCCATAGGCGTAGATGATTTAGTCAAAGAATTCTTAGACACAAATCCTCACTTTAAGTTAGCCAATCCTGCTACAACACAAACCAAAAGCAATATAGTAGATAAAGCACAGTCTAAGAAAGTTGATATCTCTAAATTAGATATGTCAAATCCTGAACACCGTGCTTTATATAAAGAATACCGCAAGACATCGGGTCTTGCATAACTTAAACAAAAGGAAAATTTATTATGGCTGGTTCTACCACTACTACTCTAAATGACTTGCTACCTGCAATTACAGCAGAAGCAATGTTCGTTGCTAACGAGCGTTCTATTATGCGCGGACTCGTTAAAAATTATGCTATCCCTGCAGGACAAGGTAAGACAATTACCGTTCCTCGTTATCCAGTTCAGTCAGCAGCCGCTGTTACTGAAGGTGATGAAGTATCTAACACAGCAGTGTCAACTGACGGTGTTACATTAACTGTTTCTACAGTTGCTATCCGCACACTATTAACAGACTTGGCTCGCACTTCTGCAGCCTCTAATGTTGTTGCTGATATGGGCCGTTTATTCGGTGAAGCAATTGCTAAGAAAATTGACCAAGATTTATTGGCTCTATTCTCTGGCTTCTCAACAGGTGTTGGTGGTGCTTCTACAGCATTGTCTGCAGCCGTTGTTGCTCAAGCAGTAGCACGTCTACGTGCTAACGCTGTTCCAGGCGATGCATTGGCAGCAGTTGTTCACCCATATGTTGCCTATGATTTGAAGAAAGACTTAACTAACACATTTGCAAACCCTAACGCTGGTATCATTCAAAACGAAGCAATGAGCCAAGGTTATGTTGGTATGTTATTTGGTGTTCCAGTATTTGAATCAGCAAACATTGCTGACACTGGCACAGCAGGTGACTACGTTGGTGCTGTGTTCCACCGTGATGCATTGGGTCTTGCTTTAGTTGGTGATATCTCTATCGAAACACAAAGACGTGCTTCATTCTTAGGTGATGATATCGTTGCTTCTGCACACTATGGTGTTGGAGAATTATACGACACATATGGTGTTAAGATCACTTCTGACAGTTCATTAGTCGATCCAGCCTAATTTAGGAGATAGAAATGGCTTTCATTGAAGAAGCAAGCATCGTAGTAAGTTTCGCAGAGTTTCAGGATGTTGTGAATAAGGATCAACGTCTATTTGAAGCCAATGAGGGCCTTTCTGACACTATTGTTGATGCAAGCCTTGTTAGAGCCACAGAGCGTATCTTAACCAAGTTACGCTCTAGTGATTGGTGGAAGAGTTATTATATTAGACGTAGTAATGCTATCACCTTTACCACAGTGGCAGATGTGCCTGCCTTAGATCCAAATCGTATTATTGCAAGACAAAACGATTTTACGGATCTATGTGTCTACACAGCCTTGTCGGATTTTATTCTGCCAAGCATTGCTGATTTTTCCAAAGAAGATTCAGCAGAAAGACAAAAGATGGGTTACTACACACAGCGAGCCGATGAACTCTTTGGTGAGTTGATTACCGCTGGTGACTGGTATGATTTTGATGATGACGCAACTATTGAGTCTAATGAAAAACAACCAGGACAATATAATCTTAAGAGAGTGCGATGAGACAGGACGTTATTGATTATCTCCAAAACCAAAACCTAGGTAGTTTTGTTACTGCTACAGAATTGCCTTGGAACGAAACCGGAGAAAATTTATATCTTAAAAATCTTAAAAAGATTTATGTAGATGTAGATGAATTTGTAATGGAACCTGTTATCACAACTTTTAGTGGATTAAATCTAACAAATGAAACTACTAGAGTCAGACTCTATTTCGCTAATGACGCGAAGCAGTTACCTTCTAACTATGATGAGATTGTCACTATTGTTAAGGCTGCCAAAGATATTCAAACTAATGATGGCTTCAGCCGTCGTGAAGTAGATGTCAATACAACCTATGAAGCAGACAAACTCGTTACAGAAATAGAATTACGATATATTAAACTAACATAAGGAGATTGCCAAATGGCATATATTAACCCAGCACCAGGGACAGCAAATCAGGTGACACTAACCCTTGATGTAGCGTCAGGAACTGATGACATCACACAAGGAGTAGGTGCCCTATCAGTTCCTGCATTGCAAGACATTACTATCAACGCGGCTAACGACGTTTTTACTTGGAGTCAATTAGATTCTACTGCTAAAAAGCAAGTTGCTACTACATCTACAAACTCTGTTTCTATGAATCTAGTTGTGGATCAAGCAAGTTTCTTTGGAACAAGTTTAGGTGCCAGCATCACTGGCACTATTGCAGAACAAGGACTAATGGGTTGCAGCCGCAACAAGACATTGATTAATTTTATTATTCGTGTTGAAAACTCTACTAGCGACACTTTCATCAAAGGTGTTGGCTATATTACTGGTTTAGCACCAACCGTTAGTGCTGATAGTCCAGTATGGGTTTCACCAATTACTATTACCGTATCAGGTGAATACACCGTAGCAGCGACCTAATATACCTGGGAGCGAATCCACTTAGTGGAACTGAAAAGGGCCGTAATAAGCCCTTTTCTTTTAGCCTTAACTAAATATTATGGAGATAAGATTTATGGATGTCATAGATAACAAAAATGACAAAGAATTGCTAGATAGTTTATTAGCAGAAATTGCTAAAGCCACTAATGAAATAAAGTGTGCTCGTGGTGATATAGATAAAGCGCAAAGTAGAATAAAATTTATTATTTTACTTGCCAATGAACTGATTGACAGACAAGGAGATTAACAGATGAAACTTTCAGAACTAACCGCAAAACCCAAACTCATTACCCTAAGTGTTGACGATGAAGCCACCATTAAAGAATTTGGTGAACCCATTGAATTCCATACTTGGGATCGCCAACCAATAGATGTATTTCTAAAGATTGCATCGGCACAAGAAAAAGATATGAGTCAGATGGTAGGTGTTGTCAAAGATTTAATTCTTGACGAAAACGGTAAAGCCTTAATTACAGATGAGAATATGGTTCCCACTCAGGTTCTCATTAAATGTATCGGTAAAATTGTAGAAAAGTTGGGAAACTAATCCGCGAGGAAATTAATTGGGAAGACATCGATATCAAACTGTTGATTACCATTGACAACATCTGCACTAGATATCATAAATTACCCAGTGAAATCCTCGCTACAGCATCAACATTCGATCTTCTTGTTGCCAACACAGGCATTATGTGGCAACACAAACAACAAGAAGATGCTGAAGCAGATTCAGGAAGGCAAAGTCAAGCACCAAAGCCGCGGAATCTAACTCAGCAAGAAATGTTAGATATGATAAAGCGAGCGAGAGAAAGGAAATGAAAATAAAAGTTGATGTAACTAGAGATTTGATAACATCTACTCTAGTGGCTGTGCAAAGAGAACTAAAATCTATCCCCCCTCAAGCACATCAACAAATGATTCAATTGACTCCTAAGGATAAAGGAAATGCTCGAAACAAAACCACTCTATATAGCAATAGTGTAATTAGAGCCAATTATCCCTATGCTAAGAGATTAGATGAAGGATATTCAAAACAAGCACCAAGAGGTATGACTCGCCCTCTAAGAGAGTGGTTGCGTAGAAAATTACAATTAATATTAAGGAAGCGATAATATGGCTGCTGGTGATTTAAATTTTAATGTTGGCGTCGACACCGCAGGTGCTATACGTTCTATTAGTAATCTAAACAATGCTTTGGGAAGTTTAACTAATGCATTTAGATTAACCGTTGCCGGTATTTCTGTTGGTGCTATTGCTAAATTTAGTGATGAAATAACTAGTCTTAAGAATAGATTAATGCTGTTAAGCGACAGTCAGGAACAAGCCAATGTGCAATTTAAAGCATTGGCTGCTATTGCGATTTCAGCAAGAACAGATATTGGTGCTACAGGTGATTTATATTTCCGTATTGCACGTTCTGCCAAAGAATTAGGCATTAGCCAAGCAGAAGCAGGTGTAATTACAGAAAGTCTAGCCAAAGCAATGTCGGCGTCGGGACTAAGTGCTAAAGAATCAGCAGGGCCATTGCTACAATTAGGACAAGCATTACAGTCTGGTGTGTTCCAGGGCGATGAATTACGTTCAATCTTAGAAGGGTTACCGCCTGTGGCTAAGGCTCTAGCGGATCAATTAGGTGTGCCCATTGGTGCTCTTAAGAAGATGGGTAGTGAAGGACAAATTACCAGCCAAGATTTTATCAAGGCAATGAGAGCCGCACGTGATAGTATTGAACAAGATTTTGCTAAAACAATACCAACTATTGGACAAGCATTTAATGATTTAAAAACAGCCACAGCATTAGCCTTTAATGAAATAGAATCTAAGAGTAATACAGGACAGAATTTTGCTCTTGCTATCGAATATCTTGGATTCCAGATTTATAAATTAAGTCAAAACATTGATGCCATAATTGGTCCACTATCTACATTTATTAAAGTTGCTGGTGCAATACTAGCCTTTACAGTAGTTGGACGTATTATTATTTGGGTATCAGAAACTGTGGCATTTTTTGCTACAGCATTGACTACTTTATGGACTAGATTTGGTTTAATAAAAGATATTGCTTTAAATTTTGGAAAAACTTTAGAAGCATTAGGTGGCGGATTTGCTGCCATCGGATCTTTGGCACAATTTATATTAGGACCAATCTTAAAATTAGCAGGCGGATTAGTTACCATTGGTGCTGCCGTAGGAACGTTTCTTGGTTTAGATAAACTTTTTGATTGGTTCAAAGGTTTAGGTGATTCAAATAGCGAATCTAGAGTAGAATTAGAAAACTATCGCAAAGAGTTAGGAAAATTTAAAGGACAATTAGATACCACAGCCGGGGCACCTGCACCAGCATTTTTGGATCCTGTTAAAATGCTTAAAGCACGTCAGGAAATGGAACAGATTGTTATTAATTATCAAAGACAAAATGCTGAGCAGGTTAAGAGATTAGAATTAGAACAATCATTAATTGGTTTAGGTGAGCAACAAAAAAATGTAAAACAAGCATTATCAGAATTAGAAAGTAATTATATACAAGAAATTACTAAGTTAGTTGATGAATATCGCAAAAAAAGCGAAAGCAAGAACAAAGAGGATCAAGCCGCATTACCTCTAATACAAGAAGCCATTCAGAAGGTTAGTGGTGCTTATTCTGAACAAATAGAAAAGGTTAGAGAATTAACCAATGCTAACTTTATATTAGCCGAAGCAGAAAAACAAAGATTGGCATTGTCTGAATTTTCTATTAAAAATCAAATTGACAGCACAAAGAATTTACAGAAGATTCAAGATGATATGGCTAAAATGACAATGACTGATTTAGAAAAGAAATATTATGATATTGACATCGCAGCCAGAGACTCTGCTAAATCTGCCGTAGATGCTGAAAATAGTCGCCGAAGAAGTTTAAAACTTGCGGCAATGACTACTGATGAAGAAAAACGTTATTACGAAGAAGCACGTCGTGGCACAGATGAATTAAAACAAAAGACTTCTGAACTTTATAATCAAGGACGTCAATTCTCCACAGGATGGAAGAACGCATTTCAAAGTTATATTGACGATGCTACTAATGCTGCCAAGGCTGCCGAACGTATATTTGCTAAAACCACAGGTGCTATGGAAGATTTAATTGTAAATTTTGCCAAGACAGGCAAATTTGAATTTAAATCATTTATGAACAGCATCCTTGAAGAATTACTACGCAGTCAGGTGCGTTCAATGATTGCACAAATATTCCAAATTGGTAATGCTGGTAATAGTGGCGGGTCAGGTGGTTTAATGGGTAGCATTGGTAATCTACTAGGATTTGCCAATGGTGGTATTATTCCTACTAATGCTCCTGTGCTAGTCGGTGAACGCGGTCCTGAATTAATCTCAGGCGCCTCGGGTAGAGTTGTTACACCGAATGAGCAACTAGGTATGGGTCCTAGTTATGTTACCTATAATATAAATGCAGTTGATGCTCGTAGTTTCAAAGACTTAGTGGCTTCTGATCCAAGTTTCATCTACGCAGTTAGTCAACAAGGCGCTAAAGGCGTGCCAGGGAGAAGATAATGAGTTTTCAATGGATTATTGATAAAGCAGAAACATTAAGCATTAATAGAAAAAATATGGTTGCTACTACTACTGCCAGAGACGGCGGCGTTCGCGCAGTTAGTCGAGGCACACAACCTAAGCGATTTACGGTTAAATTACCTGATGGTATGCTATGGAGTGTTATTAGATCCGACATTGCTGCTGCTGAAGCATTGGATAGAATAACTAGCGCGGTTATTACAATTCCCTATGCTAAATTTCCTTGGTATTATGGTAACACAGCACCAGGTAGTAACGATAGTTATACTGTGAGATGTATAGAATTTCCCGAATGGACTATTTTTGCTAGAGATCAAGTTAGTTGGAGTGGTGCATTTGTTTTTGTTGAGGTAGTAGTATAATGGCAGTATTAAGTCTAACCAGTTACACTTCCATTCAAAGTAATCTATTTGTTAAAATTACTCTAGAAAGCAGTTCATTATTGTTTTCTGACAGATTAGAATCAACTACAATTTCTGGCGACACCTATGTCGGTTTAGGACAATTATTAAACATATCTGGCACCAATAGCGAACTTAGATCCAGCGGACAAGAATTAACCATAGCAATTTCGGGTGTGCCAGATAGTGCGATATCAGATATTGTTGACAGCAATATCAAAGGTAGTAACATACAGGTATTAAGAGGTTTATACAATGCCTCAACAAACGCATTCCTAAGTGCTGTTACTGGCAATCCTATTTTAAGATTTAAGGGTTATGTTAATAACATTGCCTTAGAAGAAGAATATGATATTGATACAAGAACAAGTTTAAACACAATTATTTTAAGTTGTGCCAGCAATGTTGATGTTCTTTCTAACAAAATATCAGGAAGAAAAACCAACGGCGAAAGCCAAAGAAAATTTTATCCTAACGATGTTTCAATGGATAGAGTTACTGCTATTGAAAGCAGTTATTTTGATTTTGGAGCCAAAAAATGAGTTGGTTAGATGATTTAGGCGATTCGGCATCCTCTTTATTTAAGAGTGTGTCTAGTAGTGGTTTAGCCTCCACAATAGCAAAAACGGCAGCATTGGGCTTAATTCTTAATCAAGTTAATAGTTCAATGAACAAACAAAATAGTGTTCCGCAGACTGCTACTACAAGTCAACCAGACAGACTAGTTCGCGAACAAATGTCACCAGATACCAACAATAGTATTCCTGTTGTTTATGGCACAGGCTATGTTAAGGGTAAAATTGTTGATGCTAAATTAAGCGATGACAGTAAAACAATGTGGTATGCTGTGGTTGTCTGCGAAAAGACAGGAGTTAAACTCAGCGACAATACTAATTCTGTAATTAGTTTTGATAAAATTTATCTTAATACCAATGAAGTTTTGTTTCAGTCTGATGGTATCACAGTGCAATCAACTACAGACGAAGATGGCAACACCGATACATCAATGAACGGATTTATCAAGATGTATTGTTATAACAACGGTGGTAGTTCACCAACTGTGCCAATAGGTTATACTAATGGTTCATTACCTTGGGCCTATGGTATTTTTCCAGGATGGACAGCACAGCATACAATGGATGGATTAGTATTTGTCATTGTCAGCGTCGAATACAACAAAGAACGTAATGTTACTAGTCTTGGCGAATTAGAATTTAAAATTACTAATACAATGACTTTGCCTGGCGATGTATTAAACGATTATATGAAGAGCACTAGATACGGTGCAGGATTAACGGATGAGGAGATTTATTCAGTATGAATAGCCTAACAGAATTAAATGGATTTGTAGGTAGTTTTACATTAACCTATGAAGACGAAAGATTGCCTAATGTATTATTTGATAGAACTATACCAACAAATCAAACGCAAAGTGTTGATAGGGGTTTTACATTATCAGCCAGCATTGGTATAGACATAACAGAAATTTTAAATGGTAGTCAAAGCATTCCTTCATATTCCATTGATGTTAGCAATTTAAATGGCGCAACGGTTACTTGGGCAAGTTTACCTACGGGCGTTTCAGTTGCCAATCCTTCAACCGGTGTATATATAATATCCGGATTTCAAGATAAATCGCAATGGGATTTAATAAAAAATCCTACTATTGATTTTTCAGATGATTATTATGGAAGTTGGACATATAGTTCAACTATTTCTTATTTTAGTCTTGAAGAAGGTCCACAAACAAAAAGTTGGACCACAGCAGTTACGGTTAATAATATTATTTTTTGGACGACCTCTACTCAGTTTATCTATGAAACATCAACATCAAATACATTATCTGGTGTTCCTCTATTAGGAAATTTAGATACCGCATATCCTGGAGCAACTTGGAGTGTAACTGTTACACCTAGCACAACATTATCAATTGATACATTTACTACTAGTGGTGTAGGTGGAACTTTTAGTGTTAATTCATCAACTAAAGTTATTACTATTTCTGGAACACGTAGTCAAGTTAATAACAGATTACAAGGGTTAAGCATTACTTCTAATGCCAATGCAGTAGATTTTGTTTTAAGTTATTTTGTATCAAATAATGTTAATGCTGTTACTGACACACGAACACAAACTTTAATCAGTCAAGGACTGGCTAGATTAGGATCTGTTACTGAACCTACAATTTATTACACTGAAGATACTGCATTTTTATTAACCGGTGCTCCACAGATTACCGATGTCCCATACGATGGCACAGGCAATTATTTTTATACAATAACACCTAGCACAGTATCTGCAATTAATTCTGTTGTGTTTGCTGGATCAGGAGGCACTGTATCATTTAATAACAGCACTAAGGTAATTTCAATCCAAGGAACACGTAGCGAAATTAATGGAAGACTTTCATATATAACAATAACACCCGGTATTGACTTTCAAAGCAATTTTAATTTGCAATACGAGTTAACCACACCTCGTGCTGACACGGCTTCTAAAATACAGGTTGCATTAATTGGTAGTGCAGATACAGAAATAGTTAATATGAACCTAAATAGAAATTATACAGCAAATAATTATAATTTAATATTTTCATCAACAACACCTCAAATTAGTGATAATGATGCAACCAATCCAAACTATACCGTAATAGTCGATTGTGCTCAAGGTAAATGGAATATTGCTAATAATTATAGTCCTTTTGTAGCAGGAATTGATTCTCCCACTAATTCTTTATCAATAACAGGAACTAAAGATTATATTAATGGATTATTTCAAAAAATAACATTTTATCCAAATGTGGGAGTTAGCGCCAATACTACATTTACCTACACACAATTTAAGAATGGTGTTCAACAGGTAAATCAGACTGTGGCATTAATTGGAAGTTCGGGAACCTACAATAATGCCCGCAGTATAATCTTTACCTATAGTCAAACATACAAACCAGACATAGCGGATTTATTATATGGTAAAATAGATACAATGCTAATGGTAGGTGGTGGTGGCGGCGGCGGCGGACCAGCAGGCGCCTCGGGTGGTGGTGGCGGCGGTGGTGGTGGCGTTAGATATGTAACCACTGATATTTTATTTTCAGATACTACCTATGAAATTATTGTTGGTGCAGGCGGAGCAGGCGGAGGAACTGCTGTTGTTGATGGGATATCAGGCAGTAATGGATCCTCGGGAGGCACTACAAGTGCTTTTGGATATTCAATATCCGGCGGCGGTGGCGGATTTAGATCGAATTCGGGTGGATCGGGTGGAACAAGCGGACCTCAAATTGGATTAACCAACGATAATAATGGAAGTTCGGGTGGATCACAATCAACTATTAATAATAACCTAGGTGGAAGAAATGGTGGTGGTGGTGGTGGGCATTACACTATCAACGGACAAACTTCTGCAAGCGGAACTGGAACTGTAGGCGGTAGAGGACAATATGGTGCTGACGAACCCAATGGACCTAATAGTTATTGGGGATCAGGTGGTGGTGGTGGCGGAAGTCCTAATCGAGGTGCTGGATCTTTTAATAATGCCGGCGCAAGCCCTTCATTGCCAGCAAATTACACAACATCAAACAATCCTGTTTTATACCACGGTGGCGGAGGCGGAGGCGGATTTGCTTCCTATGCTGGCGGAAACGGCTATTCGGGTGTTGTAAAAATTAATATTACATCAAGATGAGGAAATAATATGCCAACCGTATATCAACCATTAAAAATTAACGGCGTTATTTCAACTGATAAAACTGTTTTACAAAATTTAAATGATATCTGCACAGCCTGCGGGGCATTTCTAACCTTTGATGTTAGTCAAGGTAAATGGGCAGTGGTTATTAATACCACAGGCACAAGTGTAAAAAGTTATAATAATACTAATATCATAGGAAACATAACGGTTACAGAGTCAGGAGTTAGTGAACTTTATAATAGTGTTAGTATGGAGTTTCCTCACAAAAATCTAAGAGATCAAACTGATTTTATTGAACTGGTTATTCCCGAAGGCAGCAGATTTCCTAATGAAATAGATAATCCATTACAGATTCAAACAAATTTAATTAATGATCCTGTCCAAGCACAATATATTGCTGGGGTTGAATTAAATCAAACCAGATTAAACAAAATAATAACATTTACCACTGATTATACTAGTTTAGGATTAAAAGCAGGTGATTTAATTGCAGTTACCAGCACAATGTATGGCTATTCGAGTAAACTATTTCGTGTAACAAAATTAGAAGAAGTAGATGAAGATGTTATAGGTATCAATATTACTGCTAGAGAATATGATGCTAATGTCTATAACATCTCAAATCTTGTTTACAAAGAAAAAACTAAAAAAACAGGTATTCTTCTTAAACAACAAAACGAAACTATTCAACAATTAGAAGATGCCGGAGTAGCAGGTAGTATTGGGCGTATGATTGCTGCCAATATAGGATTAGGCATTGCCAATAGTTTATTGAATAAATTATTTGGGCGTGTGCAAACTGGCACAGACGCTAATGGTAATCCTATATATGGGCGTCAAACTAAGCCTTCTGATACTTCTGCCGAAGAATTAGATAAACTATTAGCCGGTGCTAAAAAACCCGCATTAGAAACTATAACAAGATCTAAAGAAAATTGCTGTGAAGGACAAAGTGTAACAATTACCGTAGGACACACCTGCACTAGTTGTTTATTTGATATTCCGCCATTTAATTATCCGTATTCAATTACTGGTGTTAGTGCAGGCGATATCAGCATTCCATTAACAGGTAATGTAACCGTAACTAATGGTTCAGGATCCTTAACATTTACCGCAGTATCGGATGGCAGCGTAGAAGGCGCTGAAACAGCCACTATTACTATTGGAAGTCAAACTACTACAGTAACCATTAGAGAAGCCACAGATTATACCTATTCATTATCACGCAGTAATGCTAGCATAACAGAAGGTGGATCAGTAACAATTACTCTAACTGCTACAGGATCTAAAGCCACTGCATCAGTGCCATATGTTATTACAGGAACTGCTACAGGTAAAGTCACCACAGCGTTGACGGGCAATATATCAGTTACTGGGGGGACAGGCACACTAGTAATTAATACCACCGATGATGCAATCTATCAAGGCACACAAGGACTAACCATAGAAGTTGAGCCAGGAGCAGCCGATTATTGTAATACCATAGGCACAAGAACAATTAGTATTACGGTATTAGACAATGATACAGCACCACCAACTCCGCCATCTGACACCAACTGCGTATATATTCAAGTTCCTGCAATTTGGTGTGGTGTGTTTGATGGCACTGATAATCAATTAAAATCAATGACGGTTAAAGACTATGTAAACTTACCGGTTCCTCAGGCAGGAGAAGCCACAGCCACAGTTCCTACTGCTGTTAGCGTTACCAAAGGCAATCCTTCAACTATTTCAGTAACTTCTACTGCTACCGTTGCAGCATCCAGTGTAAACGCCGCAGGATTTCCTGTTAGAATCATAACTAGTTTTAATTCAGTGGCTCCTAATGGAATTATTACAGGCACCGCTACAACCTTTTACGGTTACTAATCTTTTTTTGCCTTTTTTTAACTTTTAAATAGGTTTATTAAGGTTTTCTATAAATATTGATACAGACAACGATAGGTTGTCTGTTTCAAAGCAAACGACAACTTATCACAAGGAGATTCATATGTCAGCCGCAAGTAATTATTTAGAAAATAAAGTGTTGGACCACGTTCTAACATCTACATCATACACAGCACCAACTACACGTTATTTGGCTCTATTCACTAATGGTAGTGGCAATGCCGCAGCCAACCTAGAAGCAGGAACACTAACAGACGAAGTTACAACTTCATCGAGTGCTTATAGTCGCAAAGCAGTGACATTTGCTGCCGCATCCAGCGGAACAAGTGCTACTAACGCAACTGTAACATTTGATGCGGCTACTGCAAACTGGGGCACAATCACTCATGTGGCAGTTATGGACGGCGGCACAGCAGGTGCTGGCAATGTATTATTCTGGGGTGCAGTGACAACTAGCAAAACAATTGAAACTGGCGATACATTCCAAGTATCTAGCGGTAATTTAACCGTATCGTTGGCTTAATCTAAGCCTAACGAAGTATAGGCACCTCAGATAAAATCTCTGGTGCCTTTTTATTAAAGATAAAAGGAATTATAAATGACAAAGCCAGTAATAGTAACCAGAGCAGGCAAAGGCTCAGCACTCACATTCGTTGAAGGTGATGCAAACTTTACCAACCTTCGCGATGCTACTGTTACCGTAGCCGCGGATAGTGGCACTTCACAAGCCATTGACTTAAACGACACGGTTACCGTTGCTGGTGGAATAGGTATTACCAGTGTTGCTTCAACTAAAACCGTAACATTAAATCTTGACAACACAGCAGTAACTGCAGGTTCTTATACCAATGCCAATATTACTGTTGATGCTCAAGGTCGTATAACCAGTGCTGCCAGCGGCACTGATAATGATACAAATACCACATACGGAATATCCGCAGAAACTGCCACAGGTGGTGTTAATCTAAGATTAACAGGCAGCGATAGTTCCACAGACAATGTTAAGTTAGCCAACGGCACAGGCATTAGTCTAACTAGAACTGACGCAGATACCATTACTGTTGCTACTAGCATTACTCAGTATGCGGATTCAAATGCACGTTCAGCCATTTCGGTTACTGATGCAGGTGGAGAAGGCAGTCTAAGTTATGACAGTGGTTCAGGTGTTATTACCTACACAGGTCCAAGTTTTTCAGGATTAGAAGTTATTTCAGCAAAGAATCAAAACAACGGTTATGCCGGACTTGATTCAAGTGGTAAAATTGCTTCGGCACAATTACCAAGTTATGTTGACGATGTAGTAGAAGCCGCAAACTTTGCCGCACTACCAGGCACAGGCGAAACAAGCAAGATATATGTAACACTAGACAACAACAAAATTTATCGTTGGAGTGGCAGTTCTTATGTTGAGATTTCAGCCAGTCCGGGGAGCACTGATTCTGTAACTGAAGGTTCAACTAATCTTTACTTTACCACACAGCGAGCCCGCGATGCATTTTCAGCCAGCACAGGTATATCAATTACCAATGGTGCAGTGGCTATTGCTAACACAGCAGTATCAGCGGGTTCATACACCAATGCTAGTATTACCGTAGATGCACAAGGTAGATTAACATCTGCAAGTTCAGGCACAGCCCCAGTAACATCAATTACCAACGGCACAGGCATTTCAGTTTCAGGCACAACAACTCCTACTATTTCTTTAGCCAACACCGCTGTGACAGCGGCATCATATACCATAGGTTCATTTACGGTTGATGCACAAGGTAGATTAACATCTGCAAGTTCCGCATCAACCACAGGCAGCGGCAATGTTGTTTTAGACACAAGCCCAACATTAACTACTCCAATATTAGGCACACCAACAAGTGGTAATTTATCAAATTGCACAGTAGATGGAACTAACAGCGTAGGCTTTAGAAGCATTCCAAGTGCTGGTAGTGAAAAAACTACTTCATACACATTGACTACTAGTGATAGAGCAGAATTTGTGCAGGTAGGCAGCGGTGGTTCAATTACTGTTCCTAACTCAACATTTTCAGCAGGTGATGTTGTGGTTATCTACAACAATCACACAGCCGCAATCACAATTACTCTGTCAACTAGCAATGCCTACATTGCAGGCACTAATACCAACAAGACTTCGGTATCATTAGCCACTCGAGGTGTTTGCAATATTTTATTCATTAGTTCAACAGTAGCAATTCTAACAGGAAATATATCGTAATGAGTATTCTATGTTCATTGGTTGGAGCCAGTTTTACTGTTGCCACAGTGGCTGAAGTAATTCGCCAGAAAAAAGGTATTGTAGCATTTGGCAATGCACAAGTAGATACTGCACAGAGTAAATTTGGTGGTTCATCAGCATTGTTTGATGGCACTGATGACTATCTCAAAGTTTCACCAGGCATTACATTTACAGGTGATTTTACTGTTGAATGGTGGATGAGACCTAGCAATGTGTCAGGAAATAAAAAATTATTTCAATTTGGTAATGAAGCCTCTGGTAGATATAGCATAGATCAATATTTTGAAAGAATATCAGTCAATTTATATGGCAGCGGAACCTATGATGCACAAACTGGTGTATTGTTAAGTTCTAATACTTGGTATCACATTGCAATAGTTCGTAGTGGCGGAACCACAACTATCTATATTGATGGAACCAGCCGTGCTACTAATTCAGCAGGTGCAACAACATTTGGTAATAGTGGCGATTTATGGATTGGTGTTAATAGTAGTCTTGGTGATGATTACAATGGTCATTTAGATGAAATCCGCATTTCCAGTTCTGCTCGTTATACTTCAGGTTTTACACCTTCAACCACACCATTTGTTAATGATGCTAACACCTTATTGTTGATACACGCTAATGGCACAGACGCTTCAACATTCTTTGAAGATGACAACGGTGTTAGAGCACAGCGAAGTATTGTGTCTTCAGGTGCAAGCACATCAACAACACAATCAAAGTTTGGTGGAACTAGTGCATCTTTCAGCGGAACAAATTATTTGGCAGTCTACGGAGACTCAACATCTACTTGGGCATTATCTGGAGATTTAACTGTTGAGTTTTGGTTTTATCAAACCAGTTCCAGCAATGCCACATATATTGATTCAAGAAACGGTAGTAATAGTTTTGCTCTAAACATATTACAGGTTAGTCAGAAACTCACTTGGTATGCAAGCGGTGGCTTTCTTATTCAAGAAGCAGGCACTATATCATTAAACACTTGGACGCATTGTGCATTGGTTAGAAGTGGCAGCACCTTTACATTATACAAAAATGGAACCAGCGTTGGAACCTATAGCAGTAGTTCTACCTTTGCCAGTCAGTTGACTCTGGCTATTGGAACTGCTAATAGCCCAGACTTTGGTGCTAATAGTTCAAGTCATTTCCAAGATGAAATTCGTATTTCAAATAACGCTCGTTATACCGCCAACTTTACACCAGCCACAACACCATTTGTTAATGACGCCAATACCTTATTGTTAATTCACGCAGATGGCACTAATGCAGCCACAGTATTCCGTGATGACAATGGGGCTCAAAGATCCCCAATGGGAATGCAGGCCGTTGGTAATGCTGCCATTTCAACCACACAAAGTAAATTTGGCGGATCCTCGGCAGTATTTGATGCCACTGGTGATTATGTGGTATTGCCAGCCAGCCGGTTGGCATTTGGCACAGGCAATTGGACCATTGAAGGTTGGTATCGTTCTTCAACTACATCTGGGGATCAATATCTAATGAACTTCAAAGTGCCTACCAGTCAAATATCTGGTATAGCAGACATTGATTCAGGCAATGGACATTGGGGTATCAACATCTATCAGAACAATTGGCGAGCAGGTGCTTTCAACAATAAATTAGTTGGCGGTGTTGGTTCAGGAGTAAACACAGGCATTGACACAACTACGTGGCATCATTTTGCTTTAGTTCGTGATTCATCAACTACGCTGAAATACTACATTGATGGCACACAAATTGGATCTACAGTAACACTAAGTTCTAGTGATAACTTTACTCCCTCGATTGCCTATATTGGTAGTTTCTATTTTTCTACCACTAATACTAGTTGGAATGGTTATCTAGATGAAATCCGTATTTCAAACACAGCCCGATATACTGCTAACTTTACAGCACCTACAGCACCATTCCAAAATGATGCCAGCACTTTATTGTTATTGCATTGCGATGGCACTAATGCTTCAACAGTATTCATAGACGACAACGGTATAGCACCCTATACCCCATAACTAGGAGCAATAGGTGGACCAACTCTACTACGAAGAAGGCTATATTGATACCAAGTATCATGTCTATACGGCCGATGCTGTTATTGTATTAGAACCATATCTAATTGAAGGTTATTTGCCTGCCGACTATTTTAGCACTTCGGGAAGTTTTGCATTATTATACTGTGACCCTGAAATTGTTATCGGTATGCTGTTAGAAGCACAGGCATATCTAACTTCGGAATTTGCATTTTTAGCATCTGTTTCTAAATTGGTAGACACATCTGCCAGCATTCAAAGTGTATTCACGCAAACAGCAATTGGCTCTAGAGATAGAGACATTGATTTATTTGCATTCTCAAATGCTGCCATTGCTGTTCAAGTAAACAGGATTCGACAAACAAATATTACAGCATCTGTGAGTTTTGATGTTGCTGTTGATTTTGTTGTTAGTCGTAATGCTGATTCAGATGTTGATGCTATTTTTTCTGCCATTATTAATGGACTACGCAGCCGTGACACAAATTTAGAAACGCAGGCTGCGTTTTCTTTTGATCTAAATTCTGTTGTTAACAAAGATACATCTTCAGGATTATCTACAGCAATATCTATGTCTATTTCTGGCGATAGAATTAGATATGGTAATTCAACAATTTTCTCTGAGGTTTCTTTAAATGTTAATGCTCAAAGATTAAGAAACATTGACACAACCGCAAATAGTGAATTTACAATTTCTATATTAGGTAGAAAGATACGTGACGCTCACCTAACCGGCACAGGCATTGCTTCGTTAGTCTGTAATAATGTTAAAACAACAGAAACTATATTAACATTTAATTTACAATTTACGCAGACATTATTAGGTGGAAAATTAAAAGTCACTGCCGCAACAATGACTGCGTATGCATTTATATTTGCTTCAAGAAACATAGGACAACTTGCTCGTCCGAGAAATCTAACTGATAATTTTATTAACTCCTTACCTACTTTTGACAGTAGTATTAAGAAATTTGGCACATATAGTTTAAGTGGTGGAATTAATTTAAATTTTGGATACTATGGACAAAATAAAAATGTTATTCCTTATCAAAATGAAGATTTTTATCTAGAAGTATGGTTCTATCCAACTGCTACTGGCGGGTCGTATCCTATAGGTGGATTATCTGAATTTTTACAGTTCCGCGTTCAATCAGGAGCATTTAGATTTCAGCCATATATTTCTAATACAAACGGCGGAGTCTACGTTGATTTTTATCGTTATACTCACACATCTACATTTAGTGCTAATCAATGGTATCACCTAGCGGCTGTAAAACAAAACAATAGCATTGCCTATTACATTAATGGTTCAAGAGTTTATTATTACAATGAATCTACTCCGGATGCTCTATTACCAATTAATCGTTGGGGTGATGCTACTAATACCACATATACATCAACAATTGGTTTCTATGCTCAAAATGGTAGAGTAGATGAAGCATTTTATATTAAAGGATCAACCTACGGATTTAACACTACTGATACGTCTATTTCTGTGCCAACTTCGGCAAGAACAGATACTACAGGGGTTCAATATCTTTATCACTTTGATAATGATGTAAACGATGATACTAGAATAACATTTAGTGTTGGTGCCTCTCTGACATCAACAGCAACACAAACCGCTGCCATTGGTTATATTACTTCGCCTGTTATTGCAATTACATTGCAGGCTGCTGTTTCTGCTGTTATCGGCAAACTTGAAGAAATAAATCTTGTAGCATTTACCAATGGTGCATTGTCTGCAGATATTAATGTTCAAAGAACTACAGAGGCTGCATTTAATTCTGCGTCATCTATTACAATATCTCAAAATAGATTAAGAGATAACAATAGTTTATTAACAGCACAGGTAAATGTTGATACTAATGCCGAAAGATTTAGAGATATTTCTTCAAATATATCAGCAATATCAACGGTTAGCGCATCAGTAAATCAAAATGCCAATGCAGAAAGTTCAATAGCAAATTCTATAACACTATCTGCTGTTATCGGCAAACTTGAAGAAATAAATCTTGTAGCATTTACCAATGGTGCATTGTCTGCAGATATTAATGTTCAAAGAACTACAGAGGCTGCATTTAATTCTGCGTCATCTATTACAATATCTCAAAATAGATTAAGAGATAACAATAGTTTATTAACAGCACAGGTAAATGTTGATACTAATGCCGAAAGATTTAGAGATATTTCTTCAAATATATCAGCAATATCAACGGTTAGCGCATCAGTAAATCAAAATGCCAATGCAGAAAGTTCAATAGCAAATTCTATAACACTATCTGCTGTTATCGGCAAACTTGAAGAAATAAATCTTGTAGCATTTACCAATGGTGCATTGTCTGCCAGTGTTGTTAAAACTGTTCAAGTCAATATCAGTCTAATATCAACAGCAACAACATCTCCTAATGTAAATTTAGTTGCCAATAGTTCTGCTAGTATTTCTTCTTTGGCAATCTTAGGTGCAGACAATTATAGAGTTAAATTTGGGTCAACCTCAGCAAACATTGTTGCATCTATTTCGGCTACACCAGTTTTATTATTAGGTATTATTGCTAACATTAGCAGTCAATTTATTACTAAGCAAACATATTTTGAAGTTCAAGGCGAATATTTAGAAACAGGCTACTTTGAAGAATTTGAAATTGTTGTAGAAAAAATAGCAAGAGGCATAGCCGGCATAGCCGCACAGACAACATTGCAGGCTAACATAGGCGGAAGTTTCTTTGCTCAATTAACTACTGCATCATTGACTGCTGTTACTGCCAATGTAGTTAAGACTACCAGTTCTCATATAGATTCAGATAGTTCATTCTCAGTAACAGCAGATATAAATGTAATTGCCGGTGGAGTTGCGGAATTAGCCAGTGCATTTACACAATTAACTATTGCACAAACAGGCGGTGAAATTGCCGCCCAAGTATTCAATGCTATAATATTAGTAGCCACAGCAAATGCTATAAAACCATTTAATGTTGCGCTATCTTCACAAAGTTCTGTTTATGCATTTACACAAGACAGTTTAAATGCCAATGCTAACGCAGAGATGTCTGCGGCATTTACATCGTTAACATTAGCAGTCAAACGTGTTAGTGCTGAAATTGTAACTGATAGCGTTGCAAGTTCATTAATTGTTGCAGTTAAAGATGTAGCAACAGACATAGTTTGTGAGTCACAATTTACTACATCTATTAATGCAGTAAAAATTACTGGTAATATAATTACTGCTCAAACTATTGCCTCAACTAATATTGTTGCAAGACGTCGTGTTGCCGGTGTTTCGACAATTAATGCTCAAACAACATTAAATGTCACCGCTAGTTTAATTAGACGTGCAATAATATTAACTCAAGCAGTTGCATCTGAATTAGTTGCTGTTGCAAGAATTGCCGCATTCTTTGTTGATGCTGATGTGATTTTTACATTAACGTCTACATTAATAATTAAAAGAAATGCTCAAAGTGTTATTTCTTCAACTTCAGCATTGTCTGCAAATGTTGGTATTGTAAAATCAGCACAAATCCAACAACAAATTGTTGCGGCAGTCTCTGCTAGAATATCAATTACCAAGAGATATTCAGTAACAATGTCTTCAGCAATGACATTTGTTGTTGCTATTAGAGATTTAAGAATAGATGAAATTGAATACAAGATTCCTGGTGAAGGTTGGGAATATATAATTGCCGGTGAAACACGTATTCATATCATACAAACAGAAACAAGATTGCGTGAAATACAAACAGAAACTAGTTTAAGAAACATAGGTTCCGAAACACGCATATATAACATTGATTAAGGAGAAACAAAATGGCTACAGCCCGTTCAGGTTTTGAACAAACCATACAAGGATTAACAATCCAAAAAGACACAGAAGCAAAATTAATCTATACCTTTGACTGGGTAGATTGGCTACCTGCAGGCGATACTATTGCTACCAGTGTTTATACTATCACAGCCCGTGCAAATGATCCAGACCCATTGGCTATACATAGCCAAGGGCGTTCAGGAACAAAAACTTATGTGGAACTTAAAGAAGGACAAGAAGGTAAAACCTATATTGTTACCTGCAAGATTACCACTGCCAACGGCTTAGTAGATCGCAGAAACTTCCGTGTAAAGGTTCTAGCAAGGAGCGCATAATGAGTGACTTAGCAGAAATCAGCGACATTGAAAACGAAAGTCTTCCTGCCCATACTGCCATCTGTGCTCAACGCTACAAGCAATTAGACTTGAGATTAATCACTCTGGAGATAAAAATGGATGCTGTCCAGAAAGATATACTTGATGGGCAGAAGTCATTGAAGACTACAATCATTACCAGTGCATCGAGTATTGTTGTTGCTCTAATTGGTGTAATCGGAACCATTTTGATGAAGTTCTAAATCCTGCATAGATAACTATGCTTATGGATGACGAATTATTCAAACAAAAACTTTCTCAAGTAGCAGAGTGGAAATTACCAGACACTCCACGAGAAACTAGCCTGAACGCTAAAAAGAAAAGAGGGCGAAAGTCCGCTGAGGAAAAATATCAAGATGAACACGAAGAAGTCTTTATGGAGTTATTTGATGGGACTAATCCAACCTACGCCCCAATGCTTACCAGAATCAAACACACCCCCTACAACTGCGAGTGTGGAAAAATCTGCGACAACGGTTGTGAAAAAGAAGCGAAGTTATACCAAACGCAAACCAAAGCAATCTGGCGATGGAAGTGCCACACCTGCGGAATGACGCAAGATCCATATACCGGTGAATATAATTTAAATCCACAAAAGGCAAGTATTGTTTGGAACTCATTTTTACGTGAAACCAAAGGTGCTTACGCCAGTAAAGGTAATTTAGCAAAATCGGTCGGAATTATCAGAATTTGCCCTGAAACAAAAGATCCTTTATAAATAAAAGTAGCAGGGACAAAAATTCTCTATTCTACCTGGATGAGGCTGTCAATTAAAGAGTTTCGCTATTGCCATTGTGAAACCGCCCTGTTAGAAACCCCCGCCTTGGGGGTTTCGTCTTTTGTATATTGGCAATAGATTCTCTTTTAACTTAGTTTTTTAGGTGTTATACTAAATACATTAGACAACATTAAAGGTAGATATGGCAAAATCCATTGAACACGAAACTAATTTATTCTGTTGGCGTCGAGGATTTAAGGCTGAAGATTTAGGCAGTCATCCTTGTGCCGACGATTTAGTGTTGCTGTCATTAATCAAAAACGACTTAGGCAAATATATTACAGATTTGGATCACGCTAAAATAAATGGACTTTGGGGTATGGTATATACTCGCAAATTTCCACTCAAGAATAAACACCACAAAGACTTAGAAAACATAACTATTAGAGCCGAACAGGCAATGAATAAAAGGCAACAACAAATGGCAAAAATTAAACAACTAAAGGCAAAAGTCTAAGAACCCTGGACAAAGAAAAAGGTGTAGTTCATAATAGGGATAAATCCTACACCGCCCAATAATATGCAGGCAAGTTATCTTAGATAACTGCATTAGGGTGTAGTCCACTGCTACCAGCAATGGTTGAGAGTTACACATAGTCAAACTTCTCTCATAAAGCAGCCTAAGATACCTCTCCAGAGATGGGACTTACACATTAATTGATTTGTGAGTGAGGTAGGGACAAAGGTAGTGAGTATATTTTTTTATACAGAAACTACATTTGTCCCCTCTTGACTCCACATTCGAGTCAATTAATATGTATTTCTCACTTATGTCATTTACTTCAATGAAGAAAGAAAGCGAAGCGACATACGAATGAGCGGAAGCGAAATGAGTTGATGTCTTTAGACATCAACTATAGTCCAAATTATCTTAGAGAACTAATTGGATTTCTATTTGATTGACATCTCTATAATTTTATCATATACTATAGATGTGTTAAGTAACACAGAGTATTTTTTAATACTCGAATAACGATATCTTGTTTAAGATATTAAAACTGCATTTTTAATAAAGGAGAAACAAATGCAAACAATTCAAAACATTGTGCCACCTGTAACTTTACCTGAAAAGTTACAACATCTAATCAATTCACCTCCACTAGGCACCAAAGCATCAATGACACAGGTATCTGTAGACACTCCAATGGATGAAAGTCAGCGGGATTTTAATGACATTGATGTAGTTCGTTACATTGCCAAAAGCGAATGTCTTGATTGGAATCTATTTGGGGTAGTTACCGTAGTTGAACGCAGTGATGGCACACAGACTATGATTAACGGACAGCATAGAACCAGTATAGTTAAAACACTATTGCCCACAGAACGAACTGTGCCTGCACATATTATCAAAACAGATGACAAAGAATATGCTGCCAAACTATTTGCCTATCTAAATGGAGTTGCCAGTAGAAATGTCAGTCGTGAGCAACTGCTTTGGGCAGAGGTATTAGCAGGAGATATACAGGCTTTAATGATTAAAAGCAATTTGGTTTCTTGTGGACTTGCCTGTGGCAAAGTTAATTTCGGCAAAGGGATTCCTCAGGTTAAGCGAGCAGGCTTTGAAAAGTGCGTTAAATTTGGATTGCCAGAAACTATCTATGCTACCAAATTGATTCGCCAGGCTTTTCCTGAAGCAGATAACTTTGATATCTTGTTACAGGGCACTACTAAATTATTAAGTCACGATGAGTATCGAGGACTTATGAACACCAATATTGCTCTAGGTAAAAGTTTTCAAGAATGGTTTGTGCATCGTTTACCAGAAAGTCGCAACTATCGTGAAGCCACTTTCCCTGAATTCCGTTTGGGCCAATGGTATAATGGTGTGGCTTTTGGTTTATACAAACAATTTGTTCGTTATATGGAACGCAAAGGTGTAGCACATCGTTGCCCTCCAATCAAAACGCTCAAGGACATTTATTATGCCGGACGTGAAGAATTAGACAATTAATTTGGTTAAAAGGGTGATTGACAAAGTCACCCTTTTATCGTATAATAACACTATGTTCAACGCACAAGAGAAAGGTGCACAAATGACAAAAAATTATTGTCAAGAATACGCTAATCAAAATAAATGGTTAGTTATTGGTAATGATATGGATGGACTCACTGGTTATCAAGTAGTTCATAGTTTAGATGCGTTATCAGTTCGTAGTGGATCATATTGGGGTGGAGTTGTTAAAGGACTTAGCCTGAATAAAGCAGAGATGCAATCATTAGCAGATGAACTTAATGCTAAAGGCGAACCGGCTCCTGAAAATCCATTTAGAAAAATGTTTGTTTAAAGAGGCCGCAGAATGAATTCAAATGATTTGAAAGAATACGTTCGAGAACTAAACAAACGAGA